GCCACCAGCGTGGTCACAATGCTGTTGGCCGCTGTCATTAATGCAGTGGCGTTTTCTTTCGTGAAATATGCATTGGCTTTGAGCAGGGTGTCTAGATAATCAAAGTAGTAGTTGCCACTCAATGAACCCAAAAGGTCATCTAGTGTGGCGTTGCTGAATTTGCCATTGCCAGTTACCAATGAACTCTGGACCACATTAGCATCGAACTTGGGCACAGGTTGTGTGAGTTCACGCAAGTGTGGCAGGTCGATGATTTTAACCTCTTTCAAGGCGGTGAGAATCGCAGTAATATCAGTACTGTCGACACCTAAACTGGTTAATTTTTTACCCAGCTGGCTTAGATCTTTGTTAGGCAGCATGTCTGCTACATTGAAAGGCAGCACCTTGCTGGCCAACAGGAAGTCAGCGGCACTGTCGATCTGTTTAATGTCTGGTGGTGTGGCCTTGCTGGCCTTGAGAATATTGGCTATATCGTTGCCAACTATTCTTTGCAACAGCTGAGTAAGTCCAATGGTATCGCTGGCAGTAATGGTGTCTACATTGTATCCATAGGTGCTCATGAGATTGTTGATCTCTGTGTTGTAGGCAGCACCAATTTTATAAATGTTCTTGATAAAGCCGTGTGGTGTGCCCACAGAGTTCAGATCACTCCAGTCATAGAGACTGCCCATGTTTTCAACACCAGCGGCCAGTGCGGCAAGATTGCGACGAATGTCTGCTGTGCTCACAGTCTGTTTGGCAGTGGCTGCTTTTTGTTGTGCAGGCGTTCCTGTTGCAGTGGAACCAAACGAGCTAGTTAGGCCGTGTGACAGCACATCAGTGTAGTTGGTTGCATTGAGATAGAGATCGGAGAACTTTGAATCTTTGTAGGTGTCCAGGCTGGCCTGTACATTGAAACTGTTTTGTAGAGCGCCACTGCCAATCACTAGATTTTCCAACACACCCTTGAGTCCGTTGCCCAGTAGATTATCAGCACGAGTTCTTATGCTACCCACCACATCATGAACACGGACACCTTCACCCAGTGTCTTGGTATATGTACTGGGCACAACACCTGCAACACCACTCAGTGATGTGCGCATGGCTGTTTTGATAGCAGTCATGTTGGCATTGTTCTGTGGGTGCCAGGCAATGTAGCTCAGGCGCCCAAACAGTGTCTTGGTATCCTTAAGGCGATCTATTCTATCTGTTAGTGCAGGAGGCAGTCGCAGGCCTTTGTCCTGGAGTAGTCCAGACAAAACAATCAACTGTACAGGAGTTAGGCCAAATGACATAGTTATCCTATGATCACGTTGCTACTGCCGCTGGCAGCATGTCCGCAGGTTGCAGTATCGCCTGCACGGCACACAGGCTTGTTGCCTGCTTTAACTGATCCGCTGCCCGAGCTCATGGTTGGGCTGGCATGAGGAGGATCACCGTGGCCAGCAACAGCATCTCCTACCACACTGATTGCGGCGCCATTTACTTTAACACTGGGCACTCCAGGGCCGTTAATGGTACCACCTGCGGCATCTACTCCTACTCTACTGGCTCCGGGCATTATAGTGTTCCTGTTGCTAGCTTGATGCCGCTGGTGGTTTCAAGATAGTATGTTTCCATTTCTTTAACCACTGGGGCACTCATGATAATATGTTTCTTGCTGATACGAATATCAACATCCAGTTTGCCTGTGAACAAGCTCTGCACCAGGGCAATTCCTTTTGCACCAGGAATAACTGTGCATGGCTTGGTTACCACAAACTCAGTTTCTGTTTGTTCAACCAACTTGGCAACACATTCGTCACCATTGGTCAATTTGAAGACCAGAACATCGCCTGTGCTATAGGCGTTTTTATTGATAAGCATGATTAACCTTTAAGAGTTTGATAGAACTCGTCGGGTTGATCCCGGAGTCCTTGAAAGCCGCCTTCAACTAGAACACGGCCGTCTTGATAAATTTGCGGAACGGTGCGATGACCTTCGCCAATGATGAAACGCTTGGCTTCAGCATCCAGGTCAATATTGACTTCTTCGAACTGCACACCCTTGCGAGTCAGCAGATTTTTAGCCTGCTGGCAGAAAGGGCAATTATTTTTTGAATAAACTGTAATCACAAACTGAATCCTTTGAAAGTATTGCTATCCACGTCCTGTTTGGTTCCGCCGATAACATAGCTACTTATCTCAGTTTCTTGGGGTGCAACTTGAACTTCTGCACCAGCGATCCATTTTGCAGTCCATGGCAAAGGATTTGATCCAGTTTTGATATGGCAGTTCAAGCCCACAGCGGTCATACGCTTGCAGGTGATCCAGTCCACATAGTCAGCCAGCAGTTGTTCATTGAGTCCAATCATGCTGCCGTCTTTGAACAGATAGTGTGCCCAGGCCTTTTCTTGTGCAGCCGCTGACAAATAGATCTCTTCGCACTCTGCACGAGTTTCTTCTTTAATACGAACATAGTCGGGGTCATCCTGTGGCAACAGTTTCAACAGAGTCTGGGTGCTGCCTAGATGAATGTTCTCGTCCCGAGCAATCAATTTGATGATCTTGGCGTTGCCTTCCATCTTCTTCAGTTCAGCAAACGCCCAGGAGCAGGCAAAGCTCACATAAAAACGAATGCCCTCAAGAGCATTCACACTGGTAATGCACAACCACAGTTTCTTCTTGAGGTCATACATGTCTACCACAACCGGTTTGCCGTTTACAGTATGTGTGCCTTCTCCCAGCAGTGTGTACCAGCTGGCAGTTTCGATCAGGTTGTCGTAGTATCGCGAGATGTCTCGAGCACAGTCTGCGATTTCAGCAACTTCTGTAAGCTCATCAAATATCCTACCAGGGTCAGAGTATATGTTGCGAATAATATGAGTGTAGCTACGACTATGAATGGTTTCATTAAAGGCCCAAGTCTGTATCCAAGTTTCCAACTCAGGAAGTGAAACAACAGGTAGAAAAGCGAGGTTAGGAGAACGACCTTGGACAGAGTCCAAAAGGATTTGACGTTTAAGGTTACTGGTAAAGATATGTTGCTCATATGGTGTTAAATCCTTAAAATCTTTTGCGTCACGCATTACATCAACTTCTTCCGGACGCCAAAAGAATCCAAGTTGTTTGTCTACCAGCTTGTCAAACTGTCTATACTTCAGTGAGTCATAACGCTGAACGCCCATGCCGCCAGCAGGGTCTAGAAAGGCAAGGCTATTAATATGATCTTTTTTATTTGGGTTGAATACACTCACGATGGGTTCCTTAGATTACACAAGATTCGCAGTCTTCCTGACTGATAGGTTCTAGTACAGTTTGGGGTTGATTAGCATTTAGTTTATCGATATCGATCTCGCCCTGACCATCATAGGTGTTGAAGTAGTATAGTTGCTTGCCACCATACTTGTAGAACATCACAAGATGCTTGAGCATTTCACTCATTGGGATTTTTTCATCATCAAAATATTGAGGATTGTAACTGGTATTAACACTAATACCTTGGTCAATGTATTTCTGTAGAACTGCACACAGTTTCATATAGCCTTCTGGGCTCTTTTGATTCCACAGCAGTTCGTATTTGTTTTTAAGCCTGCGATATTCTGGCACTACTTGCTTGAGTACGCCATCCTTGCTCTGTTTCACTGAAACATAACTGCGTGGTGGTTCGATGCCGTTGGTAGCATTGCTGATCTGTGCAGATGTTTCTGCAGGCATGAGTGCCATGAGCGTGGCATTACGAATACCTGTGTCCAGTATCTGCTCACGCAGGCTGCGCCAGTTCATGCGCTCTTCATAGGGCACCAGCTCGTCAACATCTTTCTTACGAGTGTCAATGGGCAGGATACCATCTGCATACTTAAGGTCTTGCCAACGTTCACATGGGCCAAACTCTTGAGCCAGATCTGCTGATGCCTTGATTAGATAATAACTCCAGGCTTCGGCATAACGATCTACCAGTGATAATGCTCGCGGATCACTGTAGCTCACATCATTCTTGGCCAGGAAGTAGGCAAAGTTGATAATACCGATGCCCAGCGGACGAAACTCCTTGGTGCTGAGTTCTGCCGCCAGGACCGGGTAGTGCTGATAACTTAACAAAGCATCTAGACCACGAACTGCCAGTGTACACATCTTTTCAAAGTCATGGGGGACTTTTACATTTCCCCAATTGATCGCTGATAGAGTACACAAAGCGATCCTACCATCCTCGTCGTTGACATCGTTTAGAGGCACTGTA